CCTGGTTTTGCAATTGCACAAGCAGTAGCAACAGGATTAGTTGGTTTCAAAGCGGTTTCAAATATATTAAAAACTCCTGTTCCATCACCTGGTGGTGGAGGTGGGGCTTCAGAAAGACCAAGAGGATTGGCATTAGGTGGAATAGTCAGTGGTCCTGGTTCAGGGAGAAGTGATTTAGTTCCAGCAATGTTGTCAAATGGAGAGAGTGTAATAAATGCACAATCTACAGCAATGTTCAAACCATTATTGTCTTCAATAAATGCAATAGGTGGGGGAAGGAGATTTGCAGATGGAGGACTTGCTATTGGTTCATTTTCAACTGACCAAGCATTTTCTCAATTACAAACAACATTGGCAACACAACAAGCACCAATTAAAACTTATGTTGTATCAAGTGATATGACAAACCAACAAATGTTAGATAGAAATATTAAAGATAGGTCAACACTATAAAAAAGTCTGAATTAAACAATAAAAAAGATATTTAATAATATATGACCCCAAAAATTATTGAACTAATAATTCAAGATGGTGATGATGATGCAGGTCTTGATGGTATTGCATTAGTTGAAATGCCTGCACATGAAGCAAATTTTGAATATTTCAATGAGCAAAAAGAAAGTCCTTGTGAAAAAGGGCAATGTTCTCATTATATTTTAGCAGACGAACAAATCCCAAAGATGATACAAATGTTTCATGCCTTTGGTGAACCTCAAGGATTTCTTGAAAAAGAAGGTTGGGAAATTACTGCAATTAAAAATATTGGAAAAAAAGAGTTTCAAATTATATCAAATCCAAACTTACCATCAGCACAAGATACACCAAATGTGAGATTTAGATACAAGTATGTTGGTCCAAAAGATGAACTCAATAGAACATTTTGTGCTGAAATGATGGCGGCAAGAAGAGTTTTTAGAATTGAAGATATAATGGAAATGAGTAATCTTTCCGTAAATGATATAGGCCCAGATGGATATGATATATTCACTTGGCGTGGAAGCTATAACTGTCGTCATAAATGGGTTCAATTGGTTTATGAACCCAAAGGTCGTATTGTAAATAACGACAAGGCATTAGGTAATGTAATGGATGAGGATGGGATGCCAGGTCCAGATACAAGAACTACTGCCACTATAAACGCAGGAAATACTCCACCAAGAACTGGTTTTGCTGCATCAAATCCTGATGTAAGCGCTTTGTCTCCTTATGTGGAACAAATATCTAAACCAAAGAAAAAGCCAGTTCTTGCTTCACTTCCTTTATTTGAAAAACAAGAAGATGCTGAAGCAATGGCTGAGGCAATTGGTTGTAGTGGTTCACATATACATGAAATCAATGGCAAGAAATTTTATATGCCTTGTGAAACACACCCTAAAGATGAAACAAGTTATGAAACAACCCCAGATGGTGAAGATACTGATGATGTAGGTGGAAGTGATAATCCAATGATGAATTATGGTCTTGAAGATGCATGTTGGGAAGGATATGAACCAATTGGACTTAAAATAAATGATGAAGGTCGTGAAGTTCCAAATTGTGTTCCAATTGAAGCCGCAATGGAGAAATTCAAAGAAGAATTTGCAACATATAATGACTATCCAGAAAGTGCAAAAAATAATGCATGTAAGGCATTGAAATGGAGAGAAAAATATGGTGATGAAGTAAAAGGAATGACACAAATTGGTTGGATTAGAGCAAATCAATTATGTAAAGGAGAAAATATTTCTGAAGAAACAATTTCAAGGATGAGTGGATTTCAAAGACATAGAAAAAATTCTGAAGTATCTCCTGAATTGAAAGACACACCATGGAAAGATAGAGGTTATGTTGCATGGCTTGGTTGGGGAGGCACTACAGGAATAAATTGGGCAGCAGAAAAAATCAAATCAATTAAAAATGAAATGTCATTTTCTGTGTTTAATTCTGAAGAAAGAATGATTGTAGGTCCTGCAATGGTGCCAGATAAAATGATTATTAGAAGAAATGAAATAACAGGTGAGATTTACTATGTATATTTTTCTCAAGAGACTATAAAATCTTTACAGCAGAAATTCATGCAAGAGAAATTGTTAGACAAAACAAATCTTGAGCATGGTAGAAAATTCTTGAATGGTGTATCAGTTGTTGAAAGTTGGATTGTAGATGACCCAATGAAAGACAAACAACAAATTTTTGGAATGAATTATCCAAAAGGCACATGGATGGTAAGTATGAAAATAGATAGAACTCCTGAAGGTGAAAAAGTTTGGGAACAAGTAAAAAATGGAAAATTGAAAGGTTTTTCAGTTCAAGGATATTTTATTGAAAAAGCAAAATTTTCAAAAGAAAGTCTACTCAACGAAATAAAAGACATATTAAAAGAATTGGTATGACATATAAAGAAGCAATAACAAAAATCAATAAACTACTTGGTTTGTATAAATTCCAATCCTATAAAATAAAAGAAAATGGGAATGAAATCATTACAGAAGGGGATTTGAAAGTAGGTGAACCTATTTATATCATAAATAAAGATGGTCAAATACCTGCCCCTGATGGTGAGTTTGAGTTGGAAGATACAACCAAAATAACAATCAAGGACGGAATGGTCCAAGAAATAAAATACGATTATATGGAAAAACAACAAAAATTCGTAGAAGCAATGCTGAAAGACGGAACAGTTGTGAAATCCCCCACATTTGATGTTGGTGAAGATGTAATGGTAGTTAGTCCAGATGGTAAAGAACAACCTGCCCCAGATGGTGAGCATGAGTTAAAACTCAAAGACACCGAAGGAAAAGAAGTTCTCATCAAAATTATCACCAAAGACGGAAAAATCACTGAAAGAGAAAATGTGGAACTTCCAACTGAAGAAGAAAAAGAAGTTGAAGAAGATATGGGAATGCTTACACCTGGTCTATCTATTGGCAATGATACTATGGAAGGATTTAAGAAAGAAGTAATGGGTGTATTAGGAGAAATCAAAGATAAAATTGATACAATCGTTGCTGACCAAGAAGAAATGAAGAAAAAGGTCTCTAAATTTGCTAAGGAGCCAGCAGGAGAACCTTTGAAAATGGCTAAAAACCAAATTCAAACTGAATTACATATACAAGAAAGAGATTATATATCTCAACTTGTAAAAATCAGACAAGGCTACCAAAAATAAACACAAATAAACAAAAATCTAAAATCATGGATAATAACAAAAAACGCTACGATTTTAATTTTAATCTATCATCACTTTCAACTTACACAGATGAAGTTGGTGGTGAATTGATTAGAAGAGCAATTTTGGAAAGTGAAACAATCAAAATTGTTAAAGTCCAACCTGGCGTGAAAGGCTCACAAGCAATCAATCTATTGAATTCTGACCTTTACGTTCAAGATGGTACATGTGGATGGTCTCCATCAGGTCAAACTATCTACACTCAAAGAGACATCACAGTATGTCAATACAAAATAAACGAAACACTTTGTCCTGCTGATTTGAATAACTATTGGTTAGGTCAATTATTGACTCCAGGTTCAACTCCAGAGACAGTTCCATTTGAGCAACAAATTTCAGAATTAAAGGTTGCACAAATTTCTCAATATGTAGAAAATACAATTTGGGGTGCATCTTCTGCAACAACATGTTTCAGTGGAATTAAAGAATTGGTAAGAGGTGTATCTGGAACAACTGCTGATACTGCTACCGTGACTGGTGGTATTGTAGTTCCTGGTCAATCTGCATTGAATTCAACAACAGCATTATCACAAATTGATAATTTGATTGAGCAAATTCCTGATGACGTGGTAAATAGAACTGACTGGGTTGTATTCATGTCGCATGCTAACTATAGAAAATATTTGATAAACTATAGAACAGCAAACTACTACCATTTCAATCCTGAAGGTTCATATCAAGAGTTCAAAACATTCCACCCTGCAACTAACATTTTAGTTCATCCAGTTGGTGGTTTATTAAATTCTAATTTGATTGTATTAGTTCCTGCTGGTTATGTTGTAGCTGGTGTGGATTTAATGTCAGATATGGATAATCTTAAAATGTTCTATTCAGTAGACTTTGACGAAGTAAGGCTTAGATGTAATTTCAAAATTGGTGTGCAAATTGCATGGCCTCAGTTTGTAATTACAAATGGTCTAACATAATAAACCGACTTGAAAAAAGTCAAATAATTAAATAAACAAATTATGAGTTTTTCATCTTGTTTCGTTTCATCTAATGTATGTAAAGGTTGTAGAGACGCCGTAGGTGGTGTTAAAAATGTTTACATTATTGCTGGCTGCGTGACGGGCACAACCCAAAACGGAGACCAAGAAATATTGACAGTAGGTGCAACAGGAGGAACTGTTTATCAATTCCAAGTTGAAAAAAATACTTCTAATTTTGTTGAGACAATTCAAGCGAGTTTAGAAAATGGCACTGTGGTATATAACCAAATTGTCAATCTTGTATTTTTGAAATTACAACAATCTACAAGAAATCAAATTAAACTCCTCGCACAAAATACCAATATGAAGGTATTTGTTGAAACAAATGAAGGAGACATATTCTACTTAGGAGAAGATTTCGGTATGGCACTTCAAACTGGAACTGCTGAAACTGGAACCGCTTTTGCTGATAGATATGGATATACAATTGTTCTAGAAGGATTTGAAAAAGAACCTGCAAAAAAATTGGCAGCTTCACTAACTTCAACTCTTGTAGGACTTTCTTTATCAACTTGTCCTTGCTAAGACAAAAAATAATAATAAGGGGGTGTAAAACCCCCCTTTTATTCTGCCATACAATTCAATAATGAATAAAAGAATTGACAAAAGAACATGGGGGGTATTAGGTAAACAACAAACTTATTACTCACCACAAAAACAAGTAGAAGGTAAAAAAATTCAACCATTAAATGCAAATGCATTTGATAGTTGGGATAGTAAAAGGTCAAAATTCAAAAGAGTAGATGGGTTTGAAAATAATATTCAACAAGGTGGTGTTGTTCCACAAGGAACTTCAATACCTGTATCTCCTACCCCTACTCCAAGTATTACACCTTCTCAAACTCCAACTTATACACCTACAAATACACCAAGTCCAACACCTACTGAACCTTATGACATTTATTTGTTTGAAGAGTGTAATAACTCATCAAATAAATTTAGATTTGAAAATATACCTGGAATATTAAATGTTGGAGAAGTTTATAGAATAACTGGTTCAACGAATGATTCTAGATGGAATGCTGTTTTATCTTCTTGGGAAGATGAGACTATGGAATGGCAAAATTCTAATAGTGTTGTGGATATATATGCATCTGTAATACCATATTCTGCAACTGGATTGGTTTATAGTGCAACTGGAATATCTTTCATCTTACAACCAAATTGTCCTGGTATTACCCCCACCCCCACTCCTTCCAATTCACCAACACCTAGTATAACGCCATCACAAACCCCTTCAGAAACACCAACACAAACCCCCACTATTACTAATACACAAACTACAACTGTAAGTCCTACTCCAAGTTCAACTCCACCACCATTTAGTCCAAGTGGATTGACTGATTTACAATTCTGGTTTATGTCTTCAAGTGGTTCATCTGCTTCTTCATGGACGAACTATGGTTCATTGGGTGGTACAGTTGTTCAATCAGTAGGCGCTTTTCAACCACAAGTTTTGACAGGACAAACTCTTGGAAGTTTCACTGGAACTTCAATGAGATTTGCTAATCGTGATTTTATGACAGGTTCTACAACCTCAACTTCATTCTCCGCAGAAACAATATTTGCTGTGGTGAAAAGAACATCTCCATTATCACAAGGTTGGGCAATTACAATGTATAACAATTTGAACCCTACTTCATTTACAGGTAATTATGTTTGGTATTATCAATCTTATCAATTCCCTGAAAATCTATCTTTGGTAAATGCAAAACCGACCATTGTAAGAATGCCATTTACTACTAATGTACTTTTAACTTCAAGTGGAGATGGTGCATTCTTATCTGCAACTACTAATGGTTCATTCACAAATTCTGCAACCTCAACACTAACAGGTTCTACAAATGTAGTTAGACTTGATTTTGGATATGACCCAAGTTCAGATTTGGGCCAAATTCATGATGTATTTGAATTTATTGCATACAATAGATTATTATCGGCTTCGGAGTATAATAATGTTATGAATTATCTCAAAACAAAATATCAATATAGCACATGGTAAAATATATTATTTTATTAGAACAACAAGAAGCGATTGACCTTATTTCAAGGATTGATACTTGTATGGGATTTCCAAGTGATGGAACCACTACTTGGCAATTATATCCTGATGAAATGTGTGAGTTTGACCTTGAAACAGGTCAAAAACAATTTATGGGATATGGTGTGATGATTAAAGATAGAATTATGGATTGTTTATCAGAAGTAGAAAAAACGGAAATTCTAATCCTACCATCAAACATAAACACTTGCCAATGGGTAGTATCAGGAGCAACAAATTAAATAAAATTTATTAAAATATAAGACAATGTCTCAACTTACAGGACAACAAATAAATCAATCTTACCAGGGCCTTTTGAAATTATCAGATAGTTCAACTGGAATTACATCATCATTTCAATCCATTGAAGATGGGCTTGGAAATGATACAGGTATTGATATTAAACAAAATGCAATTATATCTCCAAATATTTTGAATTTGCCTAGGTTAGCTACCAATAAAGGTGGATTAGGTATCATCAGTAGCCAAGGAATGACATATCAAACTGATGAATATGATAGTTTGGTTTGCTTTCCATTCTATGATGCAGGAGTAAATACATATACAGGTTGTAATTATAGTATTTCTGCCGTGACTAGCACAAGTGATGTGGTTCAACTTGGTTTTTATACTTCACAATGGAATGATACAAATGGTTTAATTCCATATGAACTTGTATCTACAGCATGCACTTTGGTTGTAAATTCAACAGGGGCAAAGACAACTTCTTTTACAAGTGATGTTTCTTTTTCTGCTTATGGTCAAGGTATTTATTTTTGTGTTATTAGAACTACAAATGTTGGTGCAACACCTACTGTTAGATTTAGAACCAATTTTATCCAATCATTTTTTCCTGGGTTCTTGAATAACTTTTATCCTGTTAGTGGACCAGTTTCCTCTCCAAACACAAATGGTTCAGGTTTATATTCAACTACCAGTTGTCTTTCTTTATGGAATGGTTCAGTTTCTCAATGGGAGACTGTTTTTTCAGGAGCAACACTATCAAGTTATACCCCTGCAACAACTGTGATGCAATTTCCAGGAATTGTTCTTAGAAGCAAAATTTAATATATGTTGAATATTTTAATGATATTGATTGACGATAAACTTGATGCACATTATATCATAAGCGAAAATGCTAATAATAAGGAAAAACCAAACGAATAACTTGATTG